CTTACAGCCCCATTCACGAACACATTCTAAGACTCGAGTGGTACCTTCGATATTGTATTTGTGTACACGTTCAATATCTTCGAATGATTGCTCTACACGAGAGTATTCACCCAGATGATATACAAGATCCAGATCAAAGAAATGATTCGGTGTCAATAGTGTCGTACAACCTTCAATATAGGTAACACCGTCAACATGATTATCTTTCGATCCGGTAAAGTAGTTATCATAAGAGATAACTTCATGGCCATCTGCGACCAGTCTTTCTGCAAGATGTGAACCGACAAAGCCAGCACCACCAGTAATTAATATTTTAGCCATGAACTGAAGGCCTCCCAGCAGGGAATTCATCGATCTCAAAACTGGGGTCTGGGTATTGTTCATCAGTACCCCAATTGCGCATCAATCTCATTCCGTAGTTATCTACCTTATTAATAATGGGTACATCTTTCTTTAATATCAAAGCATTTTGTCGTGCAGGATACCCATCTTTGTTTTTGATTGCATCAAGATCTACGTGATGATGAACCCTACCATATCTTTCTGCCAGTGTAACACAATCTGGGTGCATTTCTTTTAGCATCCTAGATTTATTATACGCTGGATCGTTTTCATCATCTACCTGATAGTCTTCATACACCTCAGTCGTGTTTCCACCCTTGACCGTACCGGTTCGGAGTTTACCTTGAACAAAAGCATACATCAAAACAGTACAAAGCCCTTCTTTGAGAACACGAATACTGAGATCAACGTCTTCATTAAATTTGCCTCTCCACTTGTGAGGACAGTTATTGTCAATCAAAATACAGGACATCATTCGTGTATTGAGAATGAACGGTTGATACGGACAACCCTCTACCACAAACGCCTTGTATTGAAAAGAAGCAAGTGCGATGTTTTCATATCGGTCTACAAAATCTTCGGTAGCACGGAAGATAGCCGCACCCTTAGCAACACGATATCGTTTGTTATTATGTAGTCGAATGAAGCGCTCGATATTGTCGTCCATCAACCAATGTCTTTCAAAACCGTTTGCCTGTGAATGTTCCCAGCACCAATTACGTGCAGGCCCAGATCCCTTACCATGATTAGAAAACGGCAATTTCAATACCGTTCCAAGACCCGGTGGTGTTGCCTCTACGTATTTGTCATACTCTTGAGGTTCTACCGCAATGAAATAAGGGATACCCAATTCTTCTAGCGACTTTGCAGTGTGTCGCGTATCCCATCGACCCTTACTGATAATATAGATCGGGTACCGAGGAAGCAGACCGTTATCTTCTTCTTCGTAACGGTTCATTCGATTTGCTTCACGGCCCTTTTCTGGGTAATAGACGTAATTGGTTTTCTTTGTTAGATTGTATCCCAGCCGATCACTGAAGTGTTGACGATCTTCTTGCGTCTTGAAGTGAATGGGTAGCCGTTTGAAAATTTCTTTCTTCGGAGCTTGGAAAGAGGGCATCCCAGCAGCATACCATTGTATGTACTGATTTTTCCATTCGTGTTGCAATTCTTCATGTGTCTGAGCAGGTTGATACATAATAACTCCTAAAATAAGTCCAAGATGCCATTATCTTGTCGGCCACCTTTGTATACAACTGATTTCAATCTGGGCATGGGCTTCTCATCAATTGCCAACATGAAATCAATATAATCTTGTTCGGTTTCGAAATTCACATACAACGTCTGCCACGATTCTGGAAAATTGGGATCTGCCTTGCCTCGTGATACGGTTGGCTTGTATTCTTGTTCTTCCCCAAGAAATTCAGACAGTGTATCGGTGATGTTTTCATCTGCGACATAGTCGAGCATGTCATCATACTCGACCGATGTGTCTTTGGTGTATTCTTTTAAACTACTGTTCATGCAGTACCTCTAATATATCTCGTCTATTATAACACAAAATGTTTTGATTGTCAACCAAAAAAATCTTCAAGGGTATCAATCTTCTCAGCAGACCAACCAAGTGCATCTAGGATACCTTGGATCGGTGTCAGAAAAACTTTATCGAATTGAGTATCATAGTCGATGTATTTAGTCAACTCCATTTCCTTCGGCAAGACGCCTGGGAAACTGATCACATTCTGCTGAATAGGATTGGGGACCTTGAGATAGATCAGTTTTACCTTATCACCAGACTGAATTGACTCATACTTCTTATTTAGTTTTTTCTGTGCCAGATGATGATTATATAGTATAGAGCCACGAACGTGAATCGGGGTACCCTTACGGAATAGGGTGGTACGGTCTTTGTATTTTTCGATATCGTCAGTACCAGAAGTCTTTGCAATATCTTCGATGGGTGCCGATTGGAATTCATCTTTGAAGTCTTTGATGAATTTCTGAGTATCAGATTCGGTACCATTCATAATCACATCAAACGTCTGTTTCATTTTCTCTCGACAGATTTCTGGAGTAGAAGATCGAACCGATTCAAGACCAGTCACACTGATTTTTGGCTTCTCGTAATGAACACCTTCAGAGTTGAGCACATTGAGAATGTACCGTTTCTTAGCAACGAAGATTGCACGGTCTGAAATCTTTTCTCGTTTCATCACCATTGCGTTACGATATCCGGTCATCTTTGATCTGAGTTCCTCGTATCCTTGCTCGATCACCTGTTCGATTTTGGTGGAGCACACCTTATCAAGGAATTCCTCACCTTGTTTTCGGTCGATATCGGTGGTACCATAGACCTCTTGAATCAGATCAGCAAAGTTCACATAGATCGAATCAGTGTCGATGTAGATAATGTAGTCCTTGTCTTCGGTACCCAGAATCTTATTCATGTATTGGTTGACTGATTTCTGAGCATATCGAATAGACAACTGACCAGATGTGGTGATTGCCTCTGCCATTTCAGAAATATAGTATAGAAAGTATCTGTTAGCAGTAGCACCATAAAGGCTGTTCATGGCAATCTTAATCGACATTTGTGAGTTGTGGAGTTGATTCACCTCTCGTTTGAGTTTCTTTCTTTCTCTCTCATCGGTCTCCACCTCGAGTTGCTGTTCTACCGCAAGCATCTGTTTCTTGACCAGAGATCGACGATTATAGTATTCATCAATGATACCGGGGATCATGCCAACCGTTTCATTACTGAAACACACTCCATTAGCACAGACAGACACAGACGGGTCATCATTTTGGAATTCTCCATTCAGAACCATTTCTTGTGTCACATATTCCCGCCTGTCGCTGACCCATGTCTCAGGTGACATATTATACTGTAACATAAGGTGTGGATACAGAGAGTTCAAATCGAACGATACGACCCATGGGTGCATGCCAGGCACTGGGTCTTTTACATAACCACCGACGAGACCATCTAAGTGATCACCAGGGCCACCCTTGAGAGGTGGCACGATTTTGTCAGACATCAATCTGCGATAGATCGTTGTCTCCCAGATACCCACGGTACCAAATGCGTCTTTATAATCTACCCCACCACCATATGCAACGGTCATAACCAAAGCCAGAAGACTGGTTTCTTCTTCAAGAGCAGAGATCAATTGGGTATCACGAAGATTGTAGTCAAGATACAGCTGAGGGTTCTCATCGTAGAGAGCCGTGAGGTTACCGTATTCAGAATAGTCAAGTTTCTTCTTGCCGAGTACCGTATAGGCAATGTGGTCGAGTTTATAAGATTCTTGGGTACCATATTTGTAACCGAATTTCTTGAACGCGTCCATGTAATCAATGACAGTCATGCCAGAGATCTTATACGTCGATTGAACTTTGTTGAACACCTCGTGTGATTTCTTTTGAATGTGTTTCCAAGGTGAGAGTCTTTTGGCAAAATCTTCACCACACAGTCGAATGATTCTGGTCACAACGTACTGGATATCAAAGTATTCCACGTTCCAGCCAGTGACAACATCTGGGTAATCAGATGACCAGAGTTCTACGAAGTGTCGAAGCAATTGAAGTTCGTTATCGAATTTGATGAAGTCGATATCATCTGGATCGATACCAGTAATCGTTGCATATTTGTCAAAGTCTTTTACAGCAAGGAGTGTATATTTCGAACTCCTAGAACTGTGATATGCGATCGATGTTACCTCTTTATCGGCTTGTTCGATATCAGCATAGCCATCACGAATATCAACCTCAATATCGAATGATGCAACATTGATCTGGTTAATATCGAACTCAATTGAGCCTGGATAGTTTTCTTGAATGAATTGAGCAGTATAGTTGGTAGTGCCATAGATTTGCATATTACCAACATCTTTGTACGTTTCGATAAATTCTTTAGCCTCTCGCATGTCTCCAAACTTGTGTGGATTCAGAGGTTTGTTGCCGACGAGAGACCTGTAATCACCACCCTTCTTAGGTGTGTGTAGATAGAGAGTTGGTCGAAATGGAACACGGTACGAAAAGCGCTTGCCATTTTCATATCCGCGCCATAAGATGTTGTTGCCAAATCTTTCAACGGATGTATAGAAAGAAGTCATGATATACCTTTATTGAATGAACTGTGATATTCTATCACAAGCAGACCAAAATGTCAATATTTAAAATCCACTGGTCGGTCTTTGAGTTGTGGCGCAGATTCATTACAGATGTAGACCATGAAGCATCCACCCCAATCACCAATCTTATAATTGTCAATAAAATTATCTGTCAGTTTATGTGCCATACCATTTCCCGAGAACCTTATTTTCCAAGGTTCAAAACCAACGAGGAATTCATCACGGAACCGCTTGATTTTTTCACGAGACTCTTCATTTATCATGTGAACCTCTACTGCAATATGCTTTACGTTCTCTTGGATCCAAGGAAGATTTTCTTTGGTGAGAATATCGTACTCTCCGCCTTCACAGTCGATTTTCAAAAAATCAATTTTTTCGATATAATACCATTTAAGGAAATCTTTAAAGTCTAGCATGGGTACATCGTTTGGGTCAAATTCACCAAATCCATTTTCATTTGATGTACCTACAAATGCGTTAATCGGGATTACTGGCGATTTGGCATTATTACATATGTGCATGAAAGAATTATAGAGGGTAGTCCGTAGCAGTGCTCTGTTCGGTTCAATTGCATAAACCTCTTTTGCACCTTTGTCTAATGCATGACATGTAAACATTCCTATACACGATCCAATGTCAACCACAATATCATCCGGTTGTACCTCGTAGTACCAATCATACATCATTTTATGGAAGAATTCCATGTAGAGTGTATGAAGTTCTACCAGATCATCACCCAATCCTTCGAAACTCATGCCCTTGGTTTTTAGGGTTTTAATTCCTTTCATGCTGCAACCTCACTAAAGTTCTTTATCTTCTTAAATTTAACATGAGAGGCAAACTTCTCTGCGAATTGATCACCTCTGTGGCTGATAACGAAAATGTTGTCATCAGAGTTCAGGCCGTGTAAAGTCTCAATGAGGTTCTCAATACCAACTCCATCAAGTGCACCATCAAGTGTCTCGTCAAGAATTAGCAGATTGGTCGATACTGAGTTTCTCAGTTTTGCAACCGATCTCCAGGCAAGCATAATAGATAAGGTAATTCTCAGCTTCTCCCCTTCGGAGAATGAAGCATACGAGAATGTGTCACGGAACCTAGATTTGATTACCTCATTGAAATTTTCATCCAGCTGGAAATCAACGAACAGATCAAATGCGGCGAGGTATTTGTTGATCAGCTTATTCATTACTGGAATATATTGTGCGATGATTCTACTCTTAATGCCACCGTCTTTCAGAATGGTAGATACCACATTCAGAGTAGTCTGCTCATCTAAGAGTTCTTTCCTTTCAGATTGATACGTCGATAACCTTTCCTGTAGTCCTTTGAGGGTCGATGTATCGACGTCTTCAACCTCTTTCTCTGCGGCGAGTAGTTCTTCACGGAAAGCATTGAGCGCACTCTTAGAAGACTTGATTTCGGCCTTAATTTCTGAGGTTTCGAAACTCTTTTCTTGGATTTGGTCTTGCACCTTACTAATTTCATCAAGCCTTTCTTGATACCTTTTGATCTGTTCTGCAATATCGTGTAGGCCAGATTCGATTTCCAAATTCCGCTTTGATTTTTCTTCCACAACATTATTCTTAAAATCATGGTCAATTCCCTGTTTACAGGTTGGACAGTTATCGTTGTCGTGATAGAACCTCAATTCCTTTTCGATTGCCTTATTTTTTGTCTCGAGGTCTTGTTTCAATCGACCAGCCTCTGTAAATTTTTCTTTTACAGTTACCTTGTCATCGATTGTGGCATATAGCTCTTGCATATCATCATTGATCTTACAAATCAACTCATTCTTTTCTTCGATAGAATTGATATGTGTAGTCATCTTATCACGGATCTTTTCGACCTCAGTCTCTCGGATCTTACGGATCTTATCGTTATTGTCTTCGGTGAGAGCAATATTGGATTCTACGATTTCAACCTGATAAGAGTTTTCGTTGATAGCATCTTTATTGTTGCTGAGTCTTTCTTTTGCCAAAATACCCATGGTACTGAACACCTGAATATCGAGTAGATCTTCGATGATTTCTCTGCGGGCTTGAGCAGGCAATTCCATAAAGGGTACATAAGTTGCACTACCCAAAACAACAATTTGGTTGAAAGATTTATAATTGATGCCGAGTATGTTCTGCTCAAGATACGTCTGGTAGTCTCGTTTGGCTGCATCTTGGTCAATCAATTCACCGTTCTTCATTATCTCAAATACAGCAGGTTTGATTCCTCTGCGTATGAAATACTCATGACCACTGACCGTGAATTCAATCTCTACCACCATTCCCTTTTGGTTGATTGAATTTACTAGCTGTGGTTTATTGATTTTCCGAAATGGTTTGCCATAGAGCCCAAACACAATTGCATCAAGTAATGTTGATTTACCACTACCGTTGGTACCACTGATAAGAGTGGTGGGACTCTCATCCATTTCAATTGTAGTGAACGTATTCCCCGTCGATAAGATATTTTTATATCTCACACGTTTAAAATTTATTCTCATATTATAAGCTAAGTGCCTCTACATAAAGATCGTCAACCATCGATTTGATTTTGCCTTTATCGATTGACGTTTCAAGTGAATCAATATAATTGTGTAGAATTTCTTTCGTGTCTTTGGTCTCGTCAAGTATTTCTTCGACACCAGAAGACTCAAGATTGAGTGCATCGTCTATGGCCTTTACGTCGGCCGCACCTTCATCATTTAATTTGCTCATGAAAAGGTCATAGAGGTAAGCGTTTGTTCGATTCTTAATAATGACCTTGATATATGTATCTTTGAGCATTGAGGTATCAAGCGATGCAATCTCTTCAATGGTCATATCTTCGTCGTCATAATCAATTTTATGGAACATTCGATTCGGGTTCTCAACCTTGATCATCTCACGAGTCTCAGTATCGAATACATGGAATCCTCTCGAGCCACCATAATCAGACCAAGTCATTTCATAAGGTGCACCAAGATACTCTAGGTTTTGGTAACGAGATGGATGGTGAAAATGGCCAGAATAGACATTCTCAAAATTCTTAAATAATTTCAAATCAAGGCCGTGAGCACACACCGAACCCTTCATCATTTCGAAGCCTTTCATTTCTAAATGACCCATCACTACATTAGCATCAGAGTTTGCAACCATATCGAGGTTGTATTCTGCATTCTCTTTACTGATCCAAGGAAGCATTAAAAATTTGGTCGAACCGAGTTGTAGGTGCTCTGCCTTATCCTCGTAGAGTTTGAATGATGGGTATTCTTGAAGCAGAAGCTTCATCGAGTTGACATCATTGGTGTTTGTATAATAGGTATCGTGATTCCCAATCAACGCATGAAAGTCGATGTTTCTCTTAGCAATTTCATCAAAAAGAAACTCACGGCCACGCTTCAAACTCAAATAATTAACATACTTTCGACGGTCGAATGTGTCACCAAGATCGAACACTGTGGTGATACCATGCTCGTCAAGGTAGGGAAAGAATACCTCTAAGAAAAACTTGCGCTGGAAATCAGCAAAGATTCTACTGTCACCTCGAGCCCCAATATGAATATCTGTTACAATTGCAATTTTCATTCACACCTCATTTTTTGTTTTTAGACTCAAATTCCTTAATGAACTCTGCAATGTATTCGGGTGGTTCATTCAGTTGCACCTGAACGTCACTTGAATCCATGATAGCTGCTTCCGTCATCATTGCCTGAGAGGACTTGAACTTGATATACATTTGCTTCTTTTCTTTTTGGATTCGACGAAGAAACGCAAACCAAATAATCTGTGTGAAATATGCGAAAGGATTTTCAGATTTCTCTGGGTCAAAATTGTGGATATATTGAATGCAGTTCTCAATACCATCAGAGATCATATCATCCTTATAAGAATAGCCAGAGAAGTTAGGTTTCGTTGCAAGTCTGGTTGAGATTAGAAAAATACACTCCCCGATATACTCTGGAATTTTAGGATTGGGTTCACCAGAATCTTCAGCCTCTTTACAGGCCGCTTTGTAATCGATGAGGGCTTGCAGTAAACTTTTATTGTTTACATAGTTCTTAGCCATTATTACCTCCAATGCGATATTAAAATTAGGGTATCATTTTACACCAGATTCGGCTAAAAGTCAACAACTATTTTAGATATCGATTGTATAGATTTTGAATTTGAACTGTTCGTTCGAGTAGATGTCGATGCGCTGTCGAAAGTGCTTGAGTGTGTAGTTCTGAAATGACCCTACACTGAGGTCATCAGTAATGTCATAGAGTGTTGCCTTGTCTGATCCATTACCTTTTCGTAGTGTTCTACCGATACTCTGAAGTACCTTGATTTCTGATTTACTGCTTGATGCAAAGATTACATTATCAAGCCGACGCAAATTAACCCCAGTACTAAATACTCCATAAGAGGCAAGAATGTCATGTTTCTTATCAGGATCATTTTCAACCAAGTGTCTAATTCTTTCACGTTCCTCTCCCTTTGTTCCACCGTAAATGAAATGTAGCTCTCTACCCTCCTTCCTTAGAAGAGGCTCCAGAATCTTGCCATGTTTCTCCACGAGATCAAATAAAATCAAATTATTTTGACCTTCTAGGCTATGAACGAGATTCTTAATGAAGTTATTTCGTTTCTCGTGATTGACAATGAACTCTCTTTCAGCCGGGTATTTCCTGCTGTTATCTTTCACCTGTCGCAGTGCATCTTTGAACACCTTGCGCGTGTCATTAGAGTGTGAGAGAACAATCGCCTTGACTTCAAAATCAGCAACGGTACCATCTTCCATTAGGTCTTTCGTTGCAACATATCTTTTCACTTCGCCGAAACACCCCTCCAGCACCATCTGGTGAGTTTTACTTTCAGATGATTTTAATGTGCCCGTAAATCCGTGTCGGTACTCACAGTCGACTAATTTTTCCATTATTGTGGTGAGAGATTTGGCTTGGAATGTGTGTGCCTCATCACCCAACACCACTCTAAATTGTGCAAACCAATCTTTTGGTTGTTTCACAATCGACTGCCACGTACTGATCACAATAGGTGATTTGGTATTCTTATCAATACCACCTTGGATTCGGTAAATCAAACTCTCGTCACAACCATAATCCATAAAATCCCCGGCCATCTGGTGCACCAGAGATATTGTAGGTACAATGATTAGGGTGCGATGGCCAAACGCCTGGTAATAATGCTGCTGGATCAAATAAATGATCAATGATTTACCCGATGATGTGGGGCTTAATGACAGAGATCGTCGCTTGCGGAGTGCATTGACCACATAATCATTCTGATAATCACGAGGTATGAATTTGCAGTTGATCTCTTTTGCCAACTCGATACCGTAATCATCGTCGATCTTTTCATCTAAGCCGATCTCATCTGGTACATTCAGGTGATAGTCTCGGGCTTCGCAAAATTCTCTCAGTTTGGGTAATAGACCCACATAAAGAGTTGGTCTCATGGGTTGATACAAACGAATGGTGCCATCCCAAACACGTGCTCTCACCTTAGGGTTGAATTGCCACCCTTCAGGTTTGAACGAAAAGTATTCGGAAATTTCTTGTCGAATGCCTGGATCAGCAGTAACTTTCATGTGAACTGAATTGATATATTCGACGTTGACCACGTCACCCATGATTTAGATAAACCTTTCATTGCCGTTTTACCTATTTATACCTCTTGGAAAAATAGGAACGGAGCAGAAAGATTCTAGCGTAAGCCACAACAGTGAATCCAATTGTGGTCATGATACTGATTGTCACTGGGTCGAGAATTTTCCAGACCTCTATGAAGGTATAGAGCATCAAAAGATTTAGCGGATAGTTAATTACAATGCCGGTAATTACCTGAGTGAATGTCTCTTTGTGAATTCGCTTAGTTTGCTCTTTCATCAATAATCGCCGGACTGGAATTTCATTACATCCAGCATATTCTTAATAATGAAATTGCGAGAGTGAATCATCTTAATGATGTCTTCGAAATAAGATGCTCGAGCAGTATGATAGTCAATCTTTAAACTGTGCTGGATGATATCTTTATCTGCCTGGATATATTTGTCGACCTCATTTCGCAAAACCTTTTTCTGGTATGGTCTCCAGCCACGATCTTTCAGATCCTCTTCAGCCATAGACCCATCATAGTATTCTCGTTTGTCGTGTTCTAATTGCTTGTATTCTGCTTTCAATTTCTTAATACGCAAAACTTCTTTGAAATACATATTATAGTATTTGCTGTGTAGTTTGGGTATTCGACGACTTTCAGATACGAGATCGGTTTCATCAATCGGTGCATCCTTTGACCACATTTCACTTATGTCTTCAGTACTCATTATAAACTCCTAGTGCCAATCCTCATCTAATGGTCGGGGAGGTCCGTAAATCCATGTGATAAGGGAATATCGAACTCCCTTGGTAACCGGTGTTACCCTGTGCCTCATATTAGAAGGGAAGATGGTTAGATCACCAAGATGTCTAAACGGTTCCATTCCAAACCCAGCAACCTGTAATTTTCCACCTTCATAATTTTCTGGCTCTGACAGCTGAACGACCATTGTAAGCTTTCTTTGATGTTCTCTTTTCTCTAAAACATCTGAATGCCATATAAATTTACCACCAGTATTATATCGTAGAAGATGTACTTCGCCGATATGGGTGATATCCATACCATCGTTATATTCTTGGGCTGCTTTGAATAGCAAGTCCTTTACGGACTGATCGTTGATTTCGATACAGTCTACTTGTCGAGTCATAGGATCATATATCGTAGGCCAGTTGGGTTGGGTCTGAATATGACCTTTGAACCAACTCGATCCTGTTCGGAATGCTAAAATCTCATCGACAAATTTTTGATCAAAGTGCTTGTATAGAATTACTGGTTTCATAATTCATCATTATATCAAGTTTTAACCAGGCTGTCAACGATTAATTTTGTTCACTTTAAAATCATCATATCGAAATGAGACATTTGCCTTTGGGTATGTGATATCAGATTGAGATATATCGAGTTCGACACTCGACATACTTGTGGGGAATGCGTTTGTGAATACGAATTCTATGTTCGGGTTTTTGTGGCTGTTTTGAATGATCACCCGAATATCACTTACAATACCAGCTTTACTACTCTCAAGAGCCTTATACTGATTGCTATCATCGGGGAAACCAATACCTTCGAGCCAACCCAAAATCTCAAGATAGTTATTCATATCTTCGTCGACGACAAAGCTGAGGTCTAGGTCACCATAGGTGACACGATCACCGGTCGCATACAGTGCCTTTAGTGGATTTGCTACCTCGACCGGAGAGGTAGAGATATCCGGGATCGTAAGAGTCTGTGTGAAGAACTCTACGTTTGGCAATCTCTCAATTGAGATTGTA